AATGATGCCGCAGAGCGTGTCGCCCTCATCGTCCACATACGGGCTAGGCCCCGCTGCGAGGATGCCTCCCTTGCAGAACTCGGCCCAGCACCACTTGCCCTGCATCAAGTACCAGACCTGGACCACCCGCACGCGCTTGCGCTTAGGATCAGCCCACATCTGCCAGCGCGGGCGATCCTCGTATGTGTCGCCCAGCCCTAAGCCGCCATCGGTCGCGGCCGTCAGCGCTGCATCAAGCGCCGCACCCCCGTCCGGGTAGTCCGTGATAACCTCTTCCTCGTCCATCCATTTGACTTGGCCGAGGTAGCGCGCGTCAGTGAAGTCACCCCGTGCGCTGTGCGGGTCGTAGAAGAAGCGATCCCACGGGATCTGCTTCCACTTGATGTCCGAATTGCCGTCCGGCCGTGGCTCAAGCGACGCTTCCAGCGCGCCGATGCCCTCGACCTTGATGTTCTCCCACACTCTGCTGCGCTCGGTGTGATAGTCCGTCCGGTCCATCGCGTAGCGCAGCGCCTCAGTGGCGACTTCCGCCGCCTGCTGGTCCTCAGGCCCACGGCCAAACGCCTTCGGGTCGCGGCGCTGCTTCTTTTCGATGCCCAGATGGTAGTTCACACGGGCGCGAATGACGTTCAGCGCGATAACCGGCTGACCGCGCTTGCGCAGCTCGGCCGCTTCTTCCTCGGTCCACTGCTTGCCGTCGTAATAGTCACGGTCACGCTCGGCCTTTTCACGGCTCGTCTGCGTGCTTTGCTCGGCTTCCTCAAACCAGCGCACAAGCTGGCTTAGGATGCGGTCGTGCTCAAGCTTGTCGGGCGACTGATCGTTGTCAGGCGAGACTTCCGCCTGCTCAGCTACGCCGTACGCCATCCAGCCACTCATTCACGCGCGCAAGCACGTCTTCTGTTCCCCACTCAGGCTTGATCCTAAAGGCTGTACGCAGCGTTCCGTAGCTTAGGCCTATGCCTAGCTTGTCGCCCGCGTCGAACTCTTGGAAGCGCACGCGCGTCAGGCCAGCGCCAATCGCGCGCCGTGCCACTTCATCGCGATCTAGAGTCACGCTGTCCGCCAATTCACTTCCCCGCTTCCTCCGTCATCCCACATATCGCGCGGGCGGATCGCCTTTGCGCTTGGCTCTAAATAGTCGATCGCCATGAGCCCGAAGGCGTCAGCGTCGTGGCTGGACCAGTCGTGATCCGGCCCCATGTCGCGCCGGCGCTCATCGTCGCTGATCTTCGGATGATACCAGCCCAAGCTGATCCGCCCGTCGCCCGTTGTCTCGTCATTGAACCAGATGCGCGGGAATAGCCGCCGCACCGCCTCGATGCGTTGCTTGGCAGCGCCCGCCCCCTGGTTCGGGATCGACCGCGCGTTAAACCCAGCCTCGCGCCAGTGATCCTCGTACGTCTTGCCGCTCACGTTATTCGTGTTCAGGCCGTCATGCGGCAGCACAATCTCGGCCTTGCCGTAGCCGTTCTCGCGCATCCACATGACGTGGTGCGCCAAGGGCTGGCCCCGCGCCGTGTAGTGGTTGAGCACGCGGATCTCGCGGCTCACCTTCTGCGTGATCCAGATCGAGTACGCGTCGGCCTTAGCGCCAGCGCCGCCAATGTCGTGGTAGCTGCTGATCGGCAGCAGCGGATCGGCTGCGAGGCGGCAGATGCGCTTCTCCTGCTTGGCCCGCAGAAGGTCCGTGGCGAAGTACGCGCCGGCCGCGACCGTGGCGTATCCGCCCTCCCAGATGTGGTCGTACTGCTCGGGCCGGTCGCGCAGATCCCGCTCACGCTCCCGCTCAAGCACGCTGGGGAACCACGGATTATCCCGCCAGTTCATCTCAGCGACCTTGATGTCAGGGTCCGTGGCGTTCCTGAAGCGCATGTCCGTTGCGGACTTCTTAAGCTTCGGGTTCCACGTCACCCAGATCTCTGACCCGTCCTCGCGCACTGTCGGCACAAGCGTGACCCAAGCTTCCTCACTCACGTCCTCGGCTTCATCGATCCAGCAAAGGATGATCAGCGCCTTGGACTTGATGCTGCTTAGGTTGCGCGCCAGGCCGACGAACGAGTATTCGACCCGCCTGTCTCTGGTGCGGATGAACGTCTCGCCAATCTCGTACGCCTCTTGCAGCCAAGGCTCAGAGCGAATGGCCGCGGCGATTTCGCTGAAGGACGAGTCCGCCAAGCTGTTCATGAACTGACGGCCGCAGAGGATGATGCCAGATCGCCCCTCGGCCGCAGCCTTGGCGCCGATCACCGCACTCATCTTGGCGAAGGTGCGCGTCTTGGCTGAGCCGCGCCCGCCATAAGCGCACCGGAAGCGCGCCGGCCCCTCGAAGATCGGAACCAGCTTGTCCGGCAGATCAATCTGGACGGACGCCACGCAGGACGATCTCGTTGATGACGCGCATGTCGCCGGTCACCTCTTGCTGTGAGGTGTCTTTCCAGCCGTGATTGTTCTTCAGGTCGAAGATCACGCCCGGCGTAAATGTGTCCTTGCCCAGTAGGCGCTCAGAGCGGTCCTGCTCTATGCGCAGGCGCGCCTTTTTTACCGGTAGGGAAAAGTCCTCGCCATATCCCTCGTACGTGGTCAGCGCCTGCTTGTCGGAGAAGCCCAGAAAGTAGCACAGGCCGGCAATCGTCGGCGGTTTGCCGTCTGTCTTTTGGCCCTCAAAGTAGGCGTCAATCTTCGCAGCAAACGCCTTTGCGCTTGGCCACAGGCGAGGCCTGCCATCCTTAGGCATACGAGTACTTCACGCTGTACTTGGCGGCGTCCTTGCCGACGTAAAAGACCTGAAACGTGCGCGGGTCGTACAGTTCGTAAACGTAAAAGCTCATGGCCGACGCGTAACGTCTTGCCCTGGGTTCGTGTAAGCGTCGCTACGCTCTTGTTCTCCATGCGTGGAGATCAGCGCCCCGGTCATGGCTTGTTCCCGGAACGACCGCGTTGCGGTGTCCCAGATGATGCCCTGCATCGCGAAGATGGCGCCGCAGGCGAGGATCATGCCGGCTGGCACGCCTATGGCGAAGCCTAGCCAGCGTTGGTGTCTGCCGTGCTTGGCTTCTTCGCCTGCCGTGGGGCGCGCGTCGCGCTCGGCGCGGAGGATGGCGAGCTGGCTTGCTTCCTCGATGCGCTGGATGCCCAAGGCTTGCAGCATGTCCTTGCGTTCGGCTTCGCGGCCTTGGCGTATGGCTTGAGCGCGTATGCCGTCCTCGCGCGCTTTGACCTTGGCCAGCGCTGCTGCGCGTGTGGCTTCGGGGAGCGCGCTTACTGGCTCGCCCACGGTTTAGCGCGCCTTCGCCTTCTTGGCCGGGGCTTTCTTCGCGGCCTTGGCGGCCTTCTTGGTCTTGGCGTTCAGCTTGGTCATGTCTTGCTCCTGTTGGGTCCGCAGCAGCCCGCCTTTTAGGGACAAGGAGGGAAATCGCCGCCGCCCGTAATCCGGCTAACCATGGCCGAACGATCATAGGGCGGCAGCGTGGCGGGCTGCTGTGGGTTGGATTCTGGCGGGCGGTGGAGCGGCTAGCGTCAAGGGGCTGACAGGGATAGGCCGTCCGAGCGCGTCCGCCAGAAACGAAAAGCGCGCCGCAGCGGTTAGGCTGGGCGCGCGTGTCGGGACTTAGTGATTTCATGGGGTGATTTGCGTTGTGGCGTCAATAGCGAAGTTGCGCAGCGAGTCGGCGCGGCAGAGATCGTCATAGTCCTGCAACGCCATCATCGTGAGCTGCACCAGCTTCGTGACCATGCCGTGCGACCCGCGCTCGTAGCCTGTCGCTCGGATCGTTTCGGCCAAGCTGTGGCCCCATGCGATCGCCCAGAAGGCGCGGGAGCCGTTGGCCCCGAGGCGTGAGCGGACAGCAGCGTCAAAGCCGTTGAGCGCACGCTGGGCGTCCACACGATGCGCCATCGCCCCTTCGCGGTTGTTGCCGATGCCGTCCACGGACTCATAGCCGGTGGGGGCGATGCCTTCGGCCTTGGCTTGCAGGTCCATGATGCGGTTCGCCAGCGCAATGTGATCGGGCGGCAGCTTCGTCCGCATGGAGTCGATGACCCAATTGGAGCGTCGCCGACGGTTCTCGCCATTGTAGCGAGCGGCCAGTTCGGCCTGATCCTGCTCCTGAATCTGGTGCAATAGCTTGGTGGTCATGCCGCCCTCTCCCGCTTCTGTACTTGGTCGTACTTCCAGAGCCGCACCCCGACGCAGTTCTTCGTGAGCCCCACACGCTCGCCGATGATCCGCGGGATGCCGCGCCGGTAGCCTGCCCGCAGTAGCTCGGCCCTGATCTTGACCAGGCGCTCGATCGGCACGGACGGGGTGTGTTTCTTGACCACGCTCGGAAACACCGCGCCCTTGCGCTTGGCGTGGGTCAGGACCGTGGAGACGTGATTGCTGGTCAGGCACATCTCGTCTGCGATCTCGCCCGTGCTCAGCCCCTGCCGGCGTAGCTCGACGGCCTGGCGCTCTTGCGGGCCTAGGGGCTTGGTCAGGAGCGGCATCAGAGCACCCTCCCGCGCAAAGGCACGCCCAGGGCGCGCAGGCTCTGGATCATGTCCGCGATGTCGTCGATGACGAGGTACGGCACGCCACATGCCCCTAGATCGGCTTGGCGAGCCCGCTGAGCGGGGGAAAGCCTCGGGGAGGCCTTGGATAGCCCCCCGCTACGGAGGCGCTTGGGCGGGGCTTTAAACTCGATTGCGATGAGGC